GTGAACTTGCTGGTTATTCTGTATCAGGATGGTTTGAAGAAGTGGCTTCATTCTGTAGAGAGGAAATGTTTTTACAGAAAGTAGTAGAGATATTAAAGAAATATTAAAAAGAAACCCCTCAATTACGAGGGGTTTTTTGTTATACTACTTCCTTATAAATTTCCAACATAAATTCAAACAAGTCATATTTTTCTTGATGGTCTTTCCATCTATCTTTTAGTAACTCATAATTTTCACCAACCCAATTATACATATCATTTGCGTATGGTTTTTTACCACTATCACAAATTGCAATAACAAACAACTCGTAAGGAATATCCTTTCTTTTGTGTGTTTCACTGTCTAAATAATCGTTGTAAATACCTTCTTTATTGGTTGAATAAAAGGTGCTTACTTTTTCAAGATAATTTTTTTGTTTCATAACTTTTTGTTTTAAACATCTACCTGATGTTTGTTCCACAAAATTACAACATTTTTACGAAACCACCAAAAAAAACTTATCCACATACTTATCCACATATTTTTAAAATAATTGTGGAAAAAATGGGAATATATACGTAAATGTATATTTAGTAATAGAATTAATAAATAAACAAAAAAACAAATAGATTATGTCTAATCCAAAAACCGCTATTAACGAAATTAAGAAATTAATGGTTCAGTTCGGTTTCATGTCGGAAGAAGCAACTCCATTGTCTTTTAAATTAGAAGATAATACTATCATCAACACCGAGAAATTGGTAGTTGGTAAATCAGTTAGTAAAATCAATGAAGCGTTTGAAGCGGTAGCTTTAGAAGATGGTTCATATAAATTAAAAGAGAATTTTGAGATTGAGGTTCTTAACGGTGAAATTACTGCAGTTAAAGAAATATTCGTTGAAGCAAAATTGAAAGATGGTACTGTTGTTAAGGTAGAAGGTGATAGTTTGGTTGAAGGTGCTGCTGTTAAAGTAGTAACTGAAGAAATGCCAGACGGTATTGCTGCACCTGATGGGGTACATATGTTAGAAGATGGAACAGAAGTTGAAACTAAATCTGGTTTAATCGTTTCTGTAAAAGAAGCAATTAAAGAAGGAGATTCAGAAGTTAAATCACCTGAAAGTATGGGTGATGGTTACGAAATGCCTGAAGATAGTATTGACGCTGGTGACCCAATTCAAATTGAATTGATGGAAATGTTAAGAGATTTTGTAAAGAAAATTTCTGAAAAAATGTCATCAATGGAACAAAAAATGGAAGCAATGAACAGTGAGTTTAGTGCTTTCAAAAAAGAACCAGCAGGTAAGAAAATATCTGATTGTAAAACGGAATTTAATAAAATATCTGGAGAAAGTGCTGATGAAAAATTCAACGCAATTATGGCTTTCAGACAAATTAATAAAAAATAATTAAAAAACAAAAACGAATTAAAAATGAAAATTTATTCAAAAGACGAATTTAGTTATGTAGTTTCAAGTATCACTGGTTTCACAGACCAATCATCTCAAGAAATTATAGCTAAAGCTCTTATCGGAGCAACAACTCCTGCAAACACAACTGTAAAGTTAGGTGTTCGTGGTACACAACAAATCCAATTGTTAAACTCAGCACCAAGTTTCCAAACAGGAGCTTGTGGATGGAACGCATCTGGTACAACAACTTTCACTCAAGTAAGTTTAGCATCTCAACATGAGAAGGTAAATGAAGAATTATGTTTCCAACAATTATGGGATACATACCAATCTTTATTGTTACCTCCAGGTCAAGATCCTGAAACTGTACCATTCCTTGATTCAATCATTGATTTGAAAGTAAAACAAATTCAACAACGTATTGAACAAAAATTATGGTTGGCTCAAACAGCAAGTGGTGATACTTTCAACGGTTTTAACTACTTAATCTCTACTGGTCAAACTTCAGTAACCGCTTCTGCTTCAGGTACAACTTTCAGTTCAACTGCAGCGTACGGTACAAACGGTAACCCAATTACAGAAGTAGATAAATTAATTTCTGCTTTATCTGATGACGCTTTAGTGTTTGATGATTTAGTAGTGTTTATGTCTTACTCTAACTTCCGTCTTTACAACCAAGCGTTGGTTAAAGCGAACTTCTTCCAAAACTACATTGGTACAACTAACGTAACAAGTAACATGAGTGCAATCCACCCATCAACTAACGTTAAAGTATTACCTACATTAGGTTTGGCAGGTAGTGGTAAAGTTGTAATTGGACCAGCTCAATATATGTTCTGTGGATTTGACTTAATGTCTGACCATGAGAAGATGGACGCGTTTTGGTCAAGAGATTTTGATGTTATGAAGATTAGAGCTAACTACTCATATGCGGCGAATATCGCGGTTTTTGCTGGTACAAATTACTTCGCAACAAACAACGTAGCGTAGTTCTAAAATAGATTAAAAAAACAAAAGGGGTGAAAGTCCCCTTTATAAAAACAAAAAATTAAATATATACAATATGTCATGTTTTATTAGTTCAGGTGCCGCATTAGGATGTTCAGATTCAATCGGTGGCGTGAAAAAAATATATGTTGCAGGTCAATCAGGTTTCACATCTGGTTACACTTACAACGCTGATGGTGCTGTAACAGGTGCTACAGATGCTGGTGATGTTGTTCTTTACGGGTTTGAATTGAAAAGAAATACAAGTTCATACGTACAGACTACAACCAAGTCATACGAAAATGGTACGGTGTATTTTGAACAAGTTTTAACAGCTGTTCTATTCAAATACGACCAAGAAAAAAGAAACCAATTAAAAGTTTTAAGTCAAAATGATAATTTACAAATTTTAATTATTGACCAAAACGATACAGTGTACGTAATGGGTCAAGTTAATTATTCTTATTTATCAGGTGGTGACGCAAACACAGGTTTAGCGTTAGGTGATAGAAACGGATTTAACTTAATCTTTACAGCACAAGAAAATGAACCAAGTAGAGTGTTAGAAGCACCAGCAGGGTACGCAGGAACAACTCCTGAAGCCTTAATCGCTGCTGTATTTACACAGTCTTCACTAGTAGGTTAATTGAAATGTTAGTCCTAAAGGACAATTTCTATATCTTCCAATGAAAAGAGAGGCTTTATGCCTCTTTTTTTTTAAATATACCTTTCCAATTGGATTTTTTTTATATTTAGTTATATGATAATAATGAATAAGGGTCAAGTTAATGAATTGGTGTTAAATATCAATAATAACTCAAGAACCGACTTTTCGGGATATACACTTACTTTTTTAAACATCTTATCACAAGAGGTTAAATCTTATACCATAAGCACATCAAATCCATTACAGTTTGCTGAAAATATTAGGTATTGTGAGATAGTATTGGATTTATCTGTTGATGATTTAAACTACGAGGGACAATACCAATTAGAAATTTTTGGTAATGGTACACAATTAGTTTATACGGGTATGGTTCGTTTATTAGGTACAACAGAACAAGGAAATACATTTACACAATACATTTCACCTGACGAGGATAATTCCAATTACATTTACATACAAGATTAATTATGAGTGAAGAAAAACAAAAATACCAATTAAGTAGAGCACAATTTACACAAGAACCATTACTACCAATCTTTTCTGAAGTTTTAAACAGATTAGATTATGTATTATATGGTGAAGGTAATATCATGCCTCAATACCTAATCAGTAGATATAATAACTGTGCAATTCATAAAGCAATTGTAACATCAAAAAAAGAACAGATAATGGGTGATGGTATTGTTTCATTAAACAATCCAATGGCTACAATTTATCTTATTAACGACAAGGAAAGAATGGATGAGGTGTTTGAGAAATGTGCGTTAGATTTGGTTCTATTTGGTGGGTTTGCTTTAAATGTTATTTGGAGTAGAGATAGAAAAACTATTGCAGAAATATACCATATTGATTTTAGTAGATTAAGAAGTGGTAAGATTAATCCTGAAACGGATAAGATTGAAAGATATTATTATTCTGCTGATTGGACTAACATTAAGAAGTTCCCTGTTACAGAATATGATGCCTTTAGTCAAGAAGATGGAAGACCATCTCAAATCTATTATTACAAACAATATAGTCCATCACAATCATATTATCCACATCCTGATTATAGTGGAGCGTTGGCAGCAATTAATATTGATGTACAGATTAAAGAGTTT